GCCGCCATCCGGAGCGGTCGCTGATCCTGGCGACCTACGCCGACAAGCTCAGTTGGGACTTCGGCCGCGAGGTCAACGCGTTTCTCGAAGACAATCTGTACCGACAGATCTTTCCGGACATCCACATCAAGACGTCGAGCGTCGATCGCATCGAGCTGGAAGCTGGCGGCAAGGCGTTTTTTGTCGGCCGCGGATCCTCGATCACCGGTCGCGGCGCGGACGGTCTTTTGGTGGACGACCCGCTCAAGGACCGCGTCGAGGCCGATTCTCCGGGTACACGCGAAAAGCTTTGGCTGTGGTTCAACCAGGTGGCGCGCACACGCCTCGCCAGCCACACCGGCTGGATTGTCATCATCACCACGCGCTGGTCCGAAGACGACCTTGTCGGCCGGCTGACCGACCCGCAGAATCCGAGCTACTCGCCGATCGAGGGGCCGAAGTGGAAGATCCTCGACCTGCCGGCGATCGCCGGCGAAAAGGATCCGCTCGGCCGCAAGGAAGGCGAGGCGCTGTGGCCGAGCCACTTTCCGGTATCCTATCTCGACGAGCTGGCCGCAGTCGACCCGCGGGGCTTCCAGGCGCTCTACCAGGGCAGCCCCACGCCGGATAAGGGGAATTTCTTCCCCGCCGACAAGCTGCACACCTACCAGCGTTCGGACCTGCCACCGATGGAACGGCTGCGGTTTTATGCGGCCTCCGACCACGCGGTTTCGTCGCGCCAGGACCGCGACAAAACCTGCCTGCTTGTCGTCGGCGTAGACGAGGATCAAAACATATGGGTGATGCCAGACGCAGTGTGGGGGCGATATCCAACCGACATGATCGTCGAGCGGATGATCGATCTGATGGAACGCTACAAGCCGATGCACTGGTGGGCCGAGCGCGGCCACATCACCAAGAGCATCGGGCCGTTTTTGCGCAAACGAATGTTAGAACGCGGCGTCTTCTGCAGCGTCTACGAGATGACGCCGCTGGTCGATAAGCAGGCGCGCGCACAGTCGATCATGGCGCGCATCGCCATGGGCAAAGTATTCTGGCCGAGGCACGGCACCTGGTGGATCCAGGCGCAGAAGGAGCTGCTGCAGTTCCCGCATGGCGCCAGAGATGACTTGGTCGACGCAATCAGTTATATCGGCTTGGGGCTTGCCTACCAGGTTCCGAAAACGCCGAAGAAGCCAGCGTCGAACACACCACGTCCGGGGACGCTCGGGTGGGTAAAGGCGCAGGCAAAAGCCGACGCCGACCGTCGTCGCGCGTCGAGTGGGGGTTGGTAAATGGCATTGCCGCCCGTTGGTAATACACCCATATCGCCTGCACTTCGGGAGGCGGCTGCATCGGCCGTGACGCCACAGGCGCCGATGGACGAGAGCCTGATGCCGACCGGCGACGGCGACAGCTACACCCAGATAACGCCGCCAGGCGAAAAGGTAATCCCGCGCGAGGCCGATCGGGAGCTTAGCGAACGGCGCAAGCACCTGGTCACCGCCTTCACCGACATGGTCAAGCAGGCGAAAAGCCACTGGGACAAGACCTTCCGCAAGATGGAGGACAACCAGAAATTCGCTGCTGGCGTGCAGTGGCCGGACGACCCGAAAAAGGGCGCATACAACGACATCGTTGATGACGACCTGTATGTCGCGAACATCACGCTGAATCACATCCAGAAGCGTACTGCGGCGCTTTACGCCAAGAACCCCCGCGTCGTCTGCCGCAAGCGGCCGCGCTTGTTGGCGACGGTCTGGGATAGTTCACTGGAGAGCCTGACCAAGGCCGAAGCTACCATGCAGCAGGCGCAAGCGGCTATGATGGGCATGCCCGCTGGCGTGCCCGCCGGTCCACCCGGCATGCCGCCTGGGGCGCCGCCCGGCGGCCTAGCGTCTCCTCCCTCGCCGGCGCCGCCGGGCGCTGCTGCCGGTCCCCCTGGCATGCAGCCACCAGGCGCGCCTTCGGGGCCGCCAGGCATGCCCCCCGGCATGCCTGGCGGCATGCCGATGATGATGCCGCCGACGCCGATGCCGGCGCCCGAAGAGCTGATGAACGCGCAGGCGGTCATCGCCGATGCGCAGTCGGTCAAGCAGCAGATGGAACAGCTGACGAAGATCGGCAAGACGCTGGAGCTGCTCTACAATTATGAAATCAGCGAGCAGCAGCAGAATTTCAAATCGATGATGAAGATGACCGTCCGCCGCGCCGCGACGTCGGGCGTCGGCTGGACGCGCATTGGCTTCCAGCGGATCATGGGCAAGTCGCCCGATCGCGACAGCCGCCTCGCCGACATGCAGAATCAGCTCGATATCGTCCGCCGGATATCCGCGGATATCGCCGATGGCGAATTGCAGAGCGAAAGTGCCAGCGCCGAGCAGATGCGGCTGACGTTGGAATCGATCCAGTCCGAAGGCGACGTGGTGTTGCGCGAGGGGCTGCACCTGACCTGGCCGAAGCCGACAGCCGTCATCGTCGACCCGCGCTGCATACAGCTGCGCAATTTCCTCGGTGCCGACTGGGCGGCAGAGGAATACATCCTGACGGTCAACGAGATCAAGGAGACCTACAACGTCGACGTCGGCAAGGACCACACGTCGTACTCACGCACCGACACCGGCACCGATTACGAGAAGGCGCGCGCCACCTGGCAGTCGAGCACTTCGTCGAGCGGCGACAACCCGCATGTCGACGAAGGTGACACCGACAATTGCCTGGTGTGGGAGCTGTTCAACAAGCGTGATGGCCTGGTCTATGTGATCTGCGATGGCTATCCGGACTTCCTCAAGGAGCCAGGTGCGCCAGACGTCTATACCGACCGCTTCTGGCCGTGGTTCCTGACCGCCTTCAACGAGGTCGACGGTCGCGTTTATCCGATCGCCGACGTCGATTTGATCCGGCCGATGCAGCGCGAGTTGAACCGATCGCGGCAGGGCCTGCGCGAGCATCGCTTTGCCAACCGGCCGAAGATGGCCTTCGCCGAGGGTGTCCTGTCCGAGGACGACATCGCCGCGCTGAAGTCTCATCCGGTCAATGCGGTGATCGCCATCGCCGGGCTGCAGCCGGGCCAGGACATCAACCAGGTGCTGCAGGCGATCCGCGGCGTGCCGGTCGATCCGAATCTCTACGAGGTCAATCCTATCTTCGAAGACCTGATGCGCGCCGTCGGGCAGCAAGAAGCAAACTTGGGCGGCACGTCTGGCGCCACTGCCACCGAGACGTCGATCGCCGAAGCCTCGAAAGGATCCGCGCTGTCGTCGTCGATCGATGACATCGATGACACTTTGAGCGCGATGGCGCACGCCGCCGGCCAGATCCTGCTGCTCAACATGTCGGAAGAGATGGTCAAGGAAATCGTCGGGCCGGGCGCCATGTGGCCGGTGCTGACCAAGGCGGATGTGGCCAAGGAAATCTACCTGGAAGTCGAGGCTGGATCCTCCGGCCGTCCGAACCAGGCGCAGGAAATGCAGAATTTCGAGCGGCTGGCGCCGATCCTCATGCAGATCCCCGGCATCAAGCCGCAATTCCTTGCAAAAGAAGCCATCAAGCGTATGGATGACAAGGTCGACGTCGATGAGGCCATTGCCGAGGGGATACCGTCAGTGACCTCGATGAACGCCGGCAAGACGCCCGGCCTGCCGGGCCAGGGCGATCCGAACGCGCAGGGGCCGCAGGGCGCGAACAACGCGCCGGCGCCGCCACAGCCCATGCCGGATAGCCCGACGCCGTCCACGCCGCCGCCAGCGCTGCCTGGCGGCATGCTGCCGAATTAACACGGGGTGTACTTTCAATGGAGAAAGCCGAAAACGTCACACACCTCCATTCCAAGAGGCAACAGAAGCCAACTCGTACCGCATCATCGCCATACAGTGTTGCCGCCATGCTCGGTGTCCCGTATCCCCGGTTCAAGCGCGCTATCGAAGCGGGTGAGGTCGCGACCCAGTCGTTCGGCGGCAAAGTCTTTATTACCAAACGCGAGATAGAGCGCCTCAAAGCGCTCATCGCTGACATGTATGTGAACCAATGATGGCCGAAGAAGGCGAAAGCACAACCCCATCTGCCGAGCAATCGTCGACGCCCGCACCGGCCGCGTCCGAGACCCCGGCACCATCATCCTCGCCTAGCGAATCGCCGGCGAGTACTTCGGGCGCCAAGGAGAGCATGCTCGACGCCGTTCTGAAGGTGGTTCCGGCCACGAACGAGAGCGACGTCCTTGCCGACCAGGGTGCAAAGTCGGAGACCACCGAACCGACAGAAGACAAGCCAGAAGCCGAGACGGCGGAAGCCGGCGCGGAAGAGGATGACGATGGCGAGCCACCGGCCGATGCCGGCAACCCAAAGCTTCGCAAGCAGATTCTCAGACTTCTCAAGCAAAGGGGCGAACTGCGCGAGACTGTCGCGCAATTCGAGGCAATGCGTCCAGCCGCCGAGATTGGCGAGCAGATGCAGTCCTTTGCACAGGTGAACAACCTTTCCGGCGAAGACGTCGCGCAGGTCATGCAGCTCGCTGCAATGCTCCGGCAAGGCGACTACGAAGGGTTCTACAAGGCTGTTTCTCCCTTCGTCCGCACTGCCCAGGAGTATCTGGGTATCGCGCTGCCGAAGGATCTTCGCGATCGCGTGGCCGCCGGCCACATGAGCGAAGCCACCGCAAAGGAGTTTGCGCGGACGCGCATGGACGAGCAGCGTGGGCGTGTCGAGGTGCGGCAGCAGCAGGAGAGCCTGTCTGCCCAGCACATTCGAAACGTACAGAACCAGGTTGCCAGTTCCGTCTCCAATTACGAACGCCAGCTATCCGCGAACGATCCCGACTACAAGGCGAAAGCCGCCTCCGTCCGGAGGACTGCACAGGCCATGCTGCTTGAGCGCGGTGGCACGATCGCATCAGTACAAGACGCCCTGGAGATCACCAAGGCAGCTTATGACGAGGTCAACGCCACGATCCGCCGGCAACGCCCATCGCCTGCCGCCACGTCCAAGATGCCGAATGGAAATGGATCCACAATGTCGGCGACCGCCGAGCCAAAGTCGCTCATGGAAGCGGCGATGCAGGGCTTGCAACGGGCAAGAAACGGTTCCGGCCATCCCTAGAAGGGATCGGACTTAAATGGCATTCACAGCAGGCGAAATCACCAACATCGCCAACTCGTCCCTCGACTACTATCTCGACAAGGGCGACCAGTGGCGGCAGACGCTGCAAAAGCGTCCGCTCATGGACAAGCTTGTTGCCCGCAAGAAGTTTTTCCCGGGCGGCAAGGGTAACGTATCGGTGGCTGTCTCCGGCGCCTTTGGCAACGGCGGCGTTAACGACACGCTCAAGGGATATACGCACAACGATACAGTGGTGTTCTACACCCCCGCCAACATCAAGCGCGCCAACTATCCCTGGCGTGAACATCACCTCGGTCTCGAGCTTACCCACACCGAACTGAAGATCGACGGAATCAGTGTCGTCGATCCAGGCTCGAATGGCGAGCGCACGACCGAGCATAGCCGTCGCGAGATGACCGTCCTGGTCGGCTTGTTAGAAGACAAGCTGTTTGACCTCGGTGAGAAGTACGCGAGGGACTTCAACCGGCTGCTCTACGACAACGGCGTTGCCGACCCGAAGGCATTGGCCGGCCTCAAGCTGCTGATCGCAGACGACCCATCGGTCGGCGTCGTCGGCGGCCTCGATCGGGCCGTCGCCGGCAATGAGTGGTGGCGTAACCGCGCGAGGACCGTCGCATTTGGAGCCAAGGTCACCGCGACTCCGGCACTCGGCGTCCACGGCGGCGACGCGGTCACCAGCAACGTCGCCGATGGTGGCGCCCTGCTGGCGGTGCTGCAAAGCGAACTGCGGACGCTGCAGAAGTATGGCGGCAAGCCGGACCTGTTCGTCGTCGGCAGCGACTTTTTGGCGGCGATGGAAAAAGAGATGCGCGCCAATGGCACGTACTCGATGACCGGCTTCACCAAGAGCCAGGATGGCGCGATGGGCGACATGTACTTCGCCGGCTCACCGATCGTCTACGATCCGACGCTTGACGACCTCGGTCTCAGCAAGCGCGGCTACTGGATCGACACATCGAAGATCATGCTTATGGTGATGGAAGATGAGTGGATGCACAAGCACACGCCAGCCCGCCCGCACAATCAGTTCCTGATGTATCGGTCGATCACCTCGACCTGTCAGTTGATCGGCAAGCAGTTCAACTCCTCGCTTGTCATCGACATCAAGTAACGCCACTGGGGGTGACATTTTCCGTACGGAAAATGTCACCCCCGCTTTCACGGGAGCACCTCATGCATTTCTGCACCGCGATGATCGCGATCGGCGACGACAAGGACAATGTCTACTTCGCCGACATGTTCGACCCGGTCAGTTGGCCAGAGATTCAGGTCATCCAGTTCATCCACGGCGACAGTACCGTCGACAAGATCCGGCCCTTCGTGAAGGTCGCGCAGTCGCCGCGCGAGGAGCGCCAGCGGCTCGTCGAAAAGTATGGCGAGGACAAGGTCACGCCCGTCTATCCGCGATCGGGGCCGGCAGAGATGGATGCGCCCGAGGCGACGATCGCCTACGGCATGCAGTGGAAAGACCCGCGCACGAAGTCCCTGGAAACGATCGAGGACGACCCGCGCGCGACGGATGTCTATTCGGACGACCCTGTGGCGGGGCCGGCGGCGACGCTGCCGCCGCGCGTCGGCGGAAAATTCGCGTCTCGAAAAGAGGCTTAAATGCTGACGCAAACACTCCAGGAAATGGTTTCCAACCTCCGCTCGGAGTGTGGCCACAGCCTCAATGTCGCCCAGGGCACCAACGCCGTGGCGACGCTGCAATACCTGCTGCGGCGAACCCAGGAGGAGCTGTGGACGGCGTTCGTGTGGCCGGAGCTGCAACTGCGCGTTGACTGCCCGCTGACGCCGGGCACCTACCTCTATGGTTACGACATCCGCATGCAGTTCGATATGATCCGCGAGGCGTGGGCGGCCAACGGCAGCTCGTCGCGCTGGTCGCGCGTCGACTATGGGATATCCGAAGACAAGCGCACGCCGGGCACGCTCACCAACACCAGCCAAGGCGACCCCGTGCAGTTTTGGGAATCGGAAACCTCGGCGGCGGGCGCTGCCCAGTTCCGCGTATGGCCGACGCCGCAGACGTCGGGCTGGCTCAGGATGAGAGGCAACCGCGGGCTGAAGACGCTTGTCGCCAACGGTGACTCGTCGACGCTCGACGCCACCTGCATTATCCTGTTCGCCGCCGCGGAACAGTTGGCGCGAGCGAAAGCCGACGACGCGCAGGGCAAGATGCAGAAGGCGCAGCGCCACCTCGGCAAGCTGCTCGGCAACCAGGTCAACGCCAAGAACAAGATCTCGACGATGGGATCGATGGCGCCACGTCTCGTCACCAGCAGGTAGTCCATGCCCTATGAGGTGGTAGAGAACTTCGCAGCCGGGCTGGATACCCGCAAGAATCCAGTGTCGGCGCCCGCCGGCACGCTTACCATTTTGAAAAACGCCATGATCTCGCCAGGCGGCGAGATCGCCAAGGCGCGCGCCTTCGTCAAGCTGGTCGACGTGCCGAACACTTTCGGCCTGGCGGCGACTGAAGCGTCGCTGTTCATTTTCGGCAAGAACATCGACCCGGCTGTGCCGGCGATCGGCGTCTCGGGCGTGACGCTGCGCGGCGCCAAAATCGCCAACGCCGACCCTACTCTGGCGCAAACCGATTTCGACGTCTTCGATGGCCAGGTCTATCTCGCCTGCTCGACCGCCGCCGCAGTCGACCCCGCTCCGGTTAAGACGGCAGCGCAGCGCAATCCGCACTACTATCTCGGGCCGCGCCAGTCGACCGACCCGAACCCGTCGATCTATGAGGCGATCGAGACCGAAGGCTCCGGCAAGGGCTACTTCGTCCGCACCTTCCAGACCAAGATGTATTCGGTGGTCGGCAAGTACCTGTATTTTTCCGCCATCGGCAACCCGTTCGCCTGGGACGCCGAAACCTATATCGACCGCGCCACCGCCGTGGCCATCGGCCCGGTCAAGACCGCCAGCACCACCGACGTCGAGCCGATCCGGGTCTATGTGCCGACTACCGAGATCAGCAGGTTCGTCACCGGCAACCGCGCCTATATCCAGGGCGTCAGCGCCACCGGCATCAAGCAGATCAACGACACCTACCAGGTGATCGGCACCATCCGTAACCCGGATACCTCTAATAGTGTCGGCAGCGGCTACGCCTCGTTCGAACTGAGCGGCACCAACGGCGCGACGGCGACCGGCCCGCAGATCACCGGCAAGATGTATGCGACGCCGGCGATCCGCATTACGTCGATATCCAACACCAACCCGGCGCGCTGCACGGTGGCGGCGGCGGATATCGGCAAGTTCATCGACGGCCAGAAGGTGCTGATCAACGGCGTCAGCGGCGGCATCGTCCCCAGCGACAGGCTCTACATCATCAGCGACGTCAACAACCCGGTCAACACTTTCACGCTCAACGGCCTCGACGCCGACGGCTTCACGACGGCGCAGAGCGCCGACACTTGGGCGACGCTGACCACCGACGTGCTGCGCACCGGCCAGGGCTTTATCAACATCTCGACCACCGATGCCGCCAGCGAGAGCCTGCGTTCGCTGGAAATCTATTACGACAAATTAGCGATATTCAGCACGATGGCGACGCAGATCTGGTCGGTCGACCCCGACCCTAGCCTCAATCAGTTCGAGCAGCTGTTGCGCGGGTCCGGCACCCGCGCGGCGCGCTCGCCGCTGCAGTACGGCTCCGGCGATGTTCTCTTTCTCGATAGTTCCGGCATTCGCTCGCTGAAGGCCAAGGACAGCTCCAACAGCGCTGCAGTGTCGGACATAGGGTCACCCGTCGACCCGACCATCCGCGAGATGCTGATCGGCAATTCCGAGAAGATCCCGCCGGTGGCGGCGCTCGGCCAGGTCTATCTCGACGGCGCGGTATCGCTGCTGGAGCCGTCGATCGGCCGATTCTGGATGATCTTCAAGACCAAGATTCTCTGCCTTAGCTACTTCCCAGGCCCCGACATCACCGCCTGGTCGGTGCTCGACCTGCCGTTCAACATGCAGCATGCCGTCACCTGTGGCGGCCGCATCTTCTTCCGCGACGATGACGATGGCATCTGGATTTATGGCGGCGCCAACGGCACCACCTACAACGATAACAATGTTGAAGTTCGCCTGCCCTACATGAGCGGCAAGAAGCCGGGCCACAACAAGACCTACGAGGCGCTGGACATCACTGCGACCGGCACCTGGGAGGCCTACGTCTCCTATGATTTCAACAATCCGAATGCCGAGGAGCTGGTCGGAACCTTCGGGCCGGTCAGCCCGGCGACCAGCACTTCCGCGTCGACATGGAACGGCGGCAAGATGGAACTGCAGGGCTATGGCAGTCACATCTCGCTGCGATTCTACAACAACGACGCCAAGAACTGCACGCTGTCGAATATCGGCGTGCATTATCAAATGGCAGATGACGAGCAATAGTGATGATCCGGATCGCCACGGCAACCTTCGAAGACCTGGCCCACATCGCCAGCTGGCTCTCCCCGGTCGACCGCATGGAGCTGGCCTGTACCCGCGACCCGGATGACTATCTGGCGCTGGCGCGCGACGCCGCGCAGACACTGATTCACAAGGTCGCGCTGGACCACGGGGGCAACCCGATCTTCGCCTTCGGCGCCCACCCGGCGGGCCTTACCTCCGCGACTGTTTGGGGGTACAAGACTTCGGAGGGCAGCCGGGCGATCAAGGCTGTCACCAGATACTTACGCGACGAAATGATCCCGTCACTACGCGCAACCGGGGTCGTCAGGGCGACGTGCTATGTCCACCGGGACAACGCCGGATCCCGCCTATGGCTCGCGCGTCTTGGCTTTCGGGCCAAGGCCACGCATGGGGAAATTGGCACCCCGCTGCTGCTCTACCAGCGCGACGAGCCAGATGTCCCGACCCTCCACACAATGCATTGATCAGATGGGAGACCCGCCATGAGCTGGTTGAGTGAAATGTTTGGTGGTGGATCCGACAGCAACGACGAGCAGATCAAGTACCAGAAGAAGCAGGAGGAGATCGCCCGCAAGAAGGAAGAGGACCGCGTCGCCAAGCTCAACGCCGCCCTCGACAAGATCAAGGCCGCCTTCCACGGCAGCAAGGCCGTCGCCGCCGTGCCGCACAAGTACGACTGGTCGAAATTCGACGCCAACGACTACGATACCGGCGACGCCGTGACCGGCCTGCCTGCGGGCTGGACCTTCGTCAGGACAGAGGGCAAGAAGTCCGGCGGCGGGGGTGGCTCGACGGCAGCGGTGAAGCCGGCGACAGCGACGCCCGCCGTAGTGGCGAAACCGGGGACGGCAGCACCGGCGGCGGTCGTGGCCAAGAATCCCTACGCCAAGGGCAGCAATGCCGCCAAGAACTGGGACGCGGCGCATCCCGCCGCCAAGGTATCGACGCCCAGCAAGCCGCTGCAAAGCGCCAAGAATCCGTATGCCTATGGCAGTGCGGCAGCCGCCAAGTGGGAGATAGCGAACGGCAATAAAAAGGCCGTCGTGCCGGTCGGCGGCGGCCAGAGCACCAACAATCCGCGCGGATACGCCGATGGCCGCGAGGGCGGCACCAGCGACTTCATCATGACCAACACCGACCCCGGCGGCGGCAGCCACGGCAGCACCAACAAGGGCGGCGGCAACAAAAATGGCGGCGGCGGCGGTGGTGGCGGTGGCGGCAATGGCGAGCCGCTCTGGCAGATCCGCGGGCCGGACGGCAAGCTCTACAATATCGGCGACGACGTGGTCTACAGCACCGACCCGGCGGTAGCCGCGTCGAAGGGTTTCGACGACGACTTCTACAACAAGTACAAAAACTCCATGCTCGGCTTCTACCAGCCGGAGGTGACGCGCCAGTATGGCGACGCCCAAAAGGAGCTGACCTACCGGCTGGCCCGCGCTGGTACCCTGAAATCGCAGGCCGCCAACGATACCGGCGCGGACCTGATCCGCCAGAAGGTCGAGAACGACGCGCTGGTGTCGGATAAGGCGGACACCGCCGTCGCCGGCCTGAAGACCAACATCGCCGGCATGGAGAACAGCGCCAAGTCGCTGGTCAACGCCGCCCAGGATCCGGACGCCGAGGCCATCACCCAACTGAGTCAGCTCGCGGGGGCCAAGGTCGGCCTGGCCCAGCCGGACCTGTCGCCATTAGGCGAGGTCTTCAAGGTCGCCACGATCGGCGGCGCCAATGCGCTCTCCGGCTATACATCCGGGCGGACATCCGCCGACATCGCGGCGCTCGCGAAGAAGCTCAACACCAAAGGCTACGGCGCCTCGACCATCACCCGCTAGGAGAGCCGCCCATGTGCGACCCGATCACACTTGGTACTCTTGCAATCGGCGCCGCCGGCACGGCCGTCAACGTCGTCGGCAAGGCCAACGCCGCCAAGCAGCAGAAGAACGAATACAACAACTGGGTGGCGTACCAGGACAAGCACCGCAAGCTTGAGGAACAGCGCCAGGAGGGAATGCGCGCCAAGGCCGCGGCTGCGGCGGACCAGGCCACCGACACAGTCGGCGCGGAAAATCAGGCAGATGTGCAGGCCGAAGAGGAAGCCCGCCTGCGCGACGCCTATGCGCAGGACAGCGGATTGGCGCCGACCTCCGATGCGCCGGTCTCCAACGCCGACAGCGCCATTCTTTCTGGCCAGCAGAGCGGCGGCGAGGTGTTCCAGACCGACATGGCGCGCGCGCTTTCCGATGCGACCGCCTCGGCCAGTAAGCGCCTCGGCGCGCTGGCGACGATGCGCTCCTATGGCGGATCTTCCGGCGGCCTCGGCACGGTCATGCCGATCGCCCAGCAGGCCGCCGGCGCGGATATCAACCAGCAGAACAATTTCCGCCGGGGTTCGCTCAACGCCTACCAGTTCGCGCAGGCGGTCGAGCCGGTGCAGGTCAGCTACTCCAATCCGGTCGCGGATATCGCGCAGTCTTTCCTGGGCGCCGGCATGGCGGGCATGGGCAAGGCTGCCGCCGGCGGCACAATCAGTTCCGGCCTGAGCGATATGTTCAGCAAAGTCGTCGCGCCGTCGTTGAAGGCCACCACCGCCGATCCCTGGTCAGGGATCCCATTCGCCACCAGCGGCCAGAACGCGCGCACCTTCTGAGGATCCGAGATGGCAACGATAGGAGTCCGATACAATGACAGCGGCGTCGGCACCGACATCGCCAAGATATTGATGCAGGCCGTCGTCGGCGACCCCGACCGCGACGCCAAGATGGCCGCCCTCGAAGCCAATCTGATGGGCGCCAAGATCGACCGCGAGCGCACACTGGCGCTGGCCCAGTACGAGAAGCAGGAGGCCGCCCGCAAGCAGGGGGTCTACGACTACGCCGAAGGCGCGATCGACCCGGCGACGCAATTGGCGATGGACAGCTACAATCGCTATAACCGCCCGGCGGCGGCGGCGGTAGAAGCACCGGTGCCGGTGGCGCCGCCGATCGATGTCGCCACGGAAATCAACTTTCCGGCGATCGGGCCGGAGCCGATCGAGGACGACACGGACATCATCCCGAACGCCGCCGCCCGCGTCGCGGCAATGCCGGCGCTGTCGCAGAACGTCGGCACCGACACCATCAACCCGCTGCCGTATGTCAACCTGCCAGAGGGTCCGGTGCCGATCGAGCAGGACTTCGCCCCGGTCGCCCCCGCCGGCATGCCGACAACTGCGCTGAAGCAGGCGCCGAGCGTCGTCGGCTCGCCCAATGATTTCACCGACCCGCAGCCGGGCTTCTCCGGCGGCGCCAAGGACAACGGAGACGGCACGGTCACAACGCCGGTCGGCACGCTGCCGAAAGCGGAGATCCGCAAGATGATCGCCGTCGCCATGCACGACGAGGACGCGATGGGGTCGCTGCGCAAGATCACTGGCCAGCTCGGCCTGACCTATGGCGACACGCCGGAGGAGCTGCAGAAGGCGATGACCATGCTCGGCCAGGACCCCAGGCAACTGCCGGCAAACCTCGGTGGGGCCGCCGACACCGGCAAGGAATCCGAAAAGGCCGGCATGCGCAAGGAGGTCTACGACCACCGCAAGGCACTCGCCGCGATCAGGCCGACCATCTCGTCGCTGGAGTCTTCGCTCAACGACAACACCCGCGCCGGCGATTTGGCCTTTGTCTATGGTATCCCCAAGATCCTCGACCCGATCGGCGTAGTGCGCGGCGAAGATGCCGACATGATCATCAACTCGGCACCGATACCGGATGCGATGAAAAACCAGATCCGCTCGGCAATGGCCGGCACCGGCGCACTCAGCATCGACGTGCGGCGGACACTGCTCGATATGGCCAAGCGCAAGGCCATCTCCTTCCAGGACGAGTTCAACCTGATCAAGAAAGACTACGCCGACCGGGCGCGGCGTAACAATTGGCCGGTGGAAGACATCATCCCGAGCGACGGCGGTGAGATCGAGGCGCCGCCCGAGCCGGCAGAGACCCCGTCACCCGATCCTGAAACGCCTAGCACTCGCGTCGTCGGCGAGGTCTATGAGTTCAAACTTAAAGACGGCAGTGTCGTCAAGCGCCGCTACAAGGGCGGACCTGAAAGTTCCCTGTCTAGCTGGGAGCCGGTATCGTGACAGAACTAGCGCCCTGGCTGGTGTCGCCGAAGCCCATTGCCGATCAACCGATTCCGTCTGCTCCGTGGGAAACGACAACGCCGAGCGTCGCCGAAGACATCGCCAACATCGCGCCGCGGGCGTTGCGTACCGGCGCCGAGATGGTCCCGGCTGGGCCTGCCGAACTGTCTGGACTGGTTCCCTCGATCGTCCGCAAGGCGATGGAGTGGGGTGTCGAATTTGGCGTGACCGACCCAAGCGCGCTGACGGAGTTCGACCAGAGCTACGCCAAAACGGGGGCGGGGCCGATGGTGAGTACTGCCGGGCTAGACAGCATCCGCCGCAACATCACCGATCCGATCCTCGGCGAGGGCGAGGACGTCGCCGCGCAGACGACGCCGGGGCGCTATGCCCAGACGGCGATCGAGAACGCGCCCGGCGCCCTTTTCAACCCCGGCAGCTTGGTCAGCAAGCTCGCCCAGTGGGGCGGCGGCAGCCTCGCCTCAGAGGGGGCCGCCGACGTCGCCAAGGCGGCCGGCGCGCCGGAATGGGCGCAGGATACCGCCCGCTTTGTTGGCGGTGGCGTCGGCTCGCTGGCGCCGCAGGCATCCAACCAGGCGCTAAATCCGCGTCCGATACCCGCCGTCAGGCAGCCGCATATCAACGTGTTGCAAACACGCAATATTCCGATCAGTGCCGGCCAGCTCAGCGGCGACCAGCGGCTGATGATGCAGGAGGACGTCGCCGGCGGCGTGCCGGCCCTCGAAAACCAGGGCGACGCCTTCACCCGGGCGGCGATGGGCGAGCAGGGCGGCTTCCCGCCACTCGCCGAACGCGCGTCAAGGCCAGTGATGAAAGCCGAACTGGATCGCATGGGCGCCGAGTTCGACCGGCTGGAAAGCGTCACCACGGTGCCGTTCGACCAGGGCTTGCAGGACGAGCTGCTCAATGCCGTTACCGACTACGTCGAGAACAATCCGCATGTCGCGTCGGTGGTCGAGGGCACGGTGAACGACCTCGCCAAAAATGCCGCCGTCAATGGCGGCACCATTACCGGCGAGGGCTTCAAGAATATCCGCACCCGCATCAACAAGCTGATCGGCAACGAGAATACCGACCCCGGCGTGACCGGCGCACTGATGGAAATCAAGGACCGGCTCGACGACGCCGTCGCCCGCAACCTGCCGCCGGAAGAACAGAGCGCCTGGCGCCGGGTGCGCGCCCAGTACCGCAACTATCTGCCGATCGAGCGGGCCAAGGCGAGCGGAGCGGCGCAGGGCGCATCGGAGGGCACCATCACCCCGCCGCAACTGCGCAGCGGCGTCAGGGCTGTGGAGGGCCGCCGTGAGATCGCCTCCGGCGAGCGCGGCATGACCGACCTGGCCGAGGCCGGCAGCGCCATCCTCGAACGGCAGCGCAGCTCCGGCACGGCCGAGCGCCTGGCGGCGCAGCGTGCCGGCTTGCCAACCTTGGCCGGCGCCGCGTTGGGCGGCGGCGGCCTGGCGGCACAGATACTCTCGGGCGGCGTCCCCTCCGTGCCGGCAATCGCCGCGGGTATGGGTGGCCTCGCCCTGACCGCCTTGCCGCGGGTTCGCGACGCCTTCATCCGATCGGACGTCGGCCAGCAGATTCTCTCCCGGCAGGGTCCGCGCATCGATACCGGTGGACCAGTCCCAGTGCCTGGGTCCGGCGTGATCCCGTTTGTCAGCGGCGGCACGGTCGGTCCCCCGACTGCGCAGGTCCTGCAACAATTGCAGCGCAGCGCGGCAGAGCCGCCCGCAGTGGTCGAGCCGGCAGCCGCGCCGGGTCCGCAGTCAATGATGCAGATCGAGATGCCGGAGATCGTCGAGCCGGTGCAGACGGCCTATCGCGACCTCGGCCCGCGCGCCTTCCGCCCGCAGCGGACGCTGCCGCCGCAGCAGATGGCGGCGCTGCCCGCCCTGCTGGCGCAGGCGCTCCGCACATGAATACCGTTGTGGCCTCCAGGCGTGGCGGCTGCGATCGGGGGCGGCTCTTTCGACTGGAAAGAGCCGCCCAACTTAACGGGGGTGAGGCATGCCCAGCCTGAGCGAGATCCTTGGCAACGCCTTCAAGGGCCGCTCGGAGGCGTGGGCCGACATCGACGCCGAATACAAGCGGCGGCACGGCGTCACGCCGCCGACCGTGCGCGACTACGTCACCAGCGGTATTGACTGGGCCAACAAGAACTACGGGCCGAAGGAGTGGAACCGCTTCGACAACACGTCGGCAGGCCTCGCCAGCGACCTGACCCAGACCCTGGAGGACACCACGCCGATCGGTGTGGCGACCGCAGCCGGGGATACCGATCAGGCGCTGGCCGAAGGGAACTATCTCGGCGCCGGTCTCGCCGCGCTCGGGCTTATACCGGGGGCCAGGCCGGCGAAGAAGGTCGCCGAGACGGCGGTGAAGATGGCAACGAAAGAGCTGCCGGAAATCATGTCGAGCGCGGTCGCGGCGCCCGCCGTTCGCACCAAGCCGGCGGAAATAACCAGCACGTTCAGCAAAAGACCCAATCAGCGCGCGCAAACCCCAGAGGCTGAGTTGCGGGCGGCCTACGAGCAGTCGGGGCCGGCCCTGCTCGACCCGCCGCAGTTCAATCCCGAGGACATTCCGATCGGTTCGGCCTTCATCATCGGGCCGGGCGATCGCACCGACACCGGCAAGAGACTGCTCGGCATCAACGGCAGGGAGTACGAGAACCCGGTCGACTTGCGCGGCGGCTACAATTTCCAGGCGGGCATCGAGCAGCAGAACCCGGACAAGTTATCGTGGAAGTCCGGCAAGGACGTCGTCGAGGGCTACGCCAAGTCGGTGCGCGCGGCCGAGAAGGCGGGCGCCGAACGGGTGTTCTTCGGTAACAGCCTGATGGGCAAGCACGCCGGTGACTTCTCCGAAATGCCGGTGCTGGCGGCGCTTGAAGAGGCGCGCCTCAACAAGATCTCGCCAGCCAACGCCGCCGAGCTGGACAAACTGATCCAGAAGAAGGCGGGGCCGTACCAGTGGCCCGGCCTGGAGGCAGTGCTCAAGGACAAGAGCCTACTCGACGCCTGGGTTCACGGCGGCGGCACGCAGCGCAAGGCGGTCCTGAAGGCGTTCGAATCGGAGACCGGCCAGAAGCTCGGCGCACCGGATATCGCCGGCGTCAGGCAGGCGACGACAGCGCCGGAGCTGCGCGACGCGCCGGTCGGCATGACCAGCCAGAAGATAAGCGAGCTGGACCCCGGCGGGCGGGTCGTCGACAAGCCGATCGTCACCCGCGCGGACTATCCCACTGGGCTGGGCGGCAAGTTGTTCGCCAAGATGCCGGAGGGCATTCCATACGACGTGATGATGCACGACTACGTCCAGGGACAGCGCGCCAAGTTCGGCAAGATCGACCAGCAGAATGAGCTGTACGCGATCGAGCGCGCCAAGCCGTTTCAGATCTGGGACAACCAGCAGCTCGATCGGGTGATGAACTATCTGCGCTCGAAGGAGGGCAAGACGCTCGGCTTCGGCGGCGCGCTGGCCGCCGGGCTGATGACCCGCGAGCAGGCGGAAGATCTCGACAGGGAGCTAAGTCGCCCCGATGCCTAGTTGCCGCTCCGCCCACGTGATGCCGTTCTTCTTGACCAGCTGCCAGATGGTGATGTGGTCGTCCGGGTCCAGGCCGAGCTTCGCCGCGAGCGCGTCGGCGTGCTCGATCAGGAAGTCGTGTATGTCTTCTTCTAGCAGTGTCGGTTCCGTCAGCATGGGTCGCCCCCGAAAATTTTTCGTACTCCCTAACTTAGTGTACATAGGTCCATAAATCAATGTCTGACCTCGGAAACATCCTCGCCGCCGCGCTCGACGCGCAGGCCGACCCGCGCCGCAAGCGGCCATACCAGCAGGCCGACCAGTCGGCGCCGCTGCTCGGCCGCACGCGCATGCCGCCAGATCTGGAATATGACGACATGCCGAACACCCCAGCGCGGCTACTGGCGCGCCTCGACTGGGCGGCACGGGCACGGAGATAGGCGATGGCAACGCTGCCATACAGACTCTACGGCGGCGCCACCCGGCCAGACGCTTTGAACTTCGCGCCGGAGTTCAGCCAGGCGCTGGCGGCGCTATACGCCAACGCCCCGCCGGAGGTGCAGCGCGAGCTGGGCCTGACCTCCGGATATCGCGATCGCGCCACCCAGGAACGGCTGTTCAACGCCAGCGACAGGACCGGCCACAGCGTCGCCAGGCCCGGCCACTCCAAGCATGAATCGGGAAGCGCCGCCGATCTGTACGGCTTCGGGCTTTCCGGTGGACCTTCGGTCAGCGACGCCACCAAGGCCTACGTCCGGGACAATGCCGAGCAGCACGGGCTTTACTTTCCGATGGACTACGAGCCGTGGCACATCCAGTACCGCGGCGGTGGCGGCGGCGGCGGCGGTTCGCTCGGCGATACGTTTGCTGCGGCGGTGGCGCCGGGAGAGGCGCTAGCCCCACCGGCGCCAGCCGAATACAATCCCTTCGGCGCGCTGGCCACCGCGCTTAACCAGGCCCCCGCTGCCGCGCCGCAGGGCAGTATGCTGCGGTGGTCGAAGGCAAGCGGTCGGAGTATGTGAAATGAACCTTCTCCAGGCATTGCTGGCAAACGAAAGCGGCGGCCGCAACATTCCGAACGTCCACCAGGGTACGTCATCGGGCCAGGCGCAGGGCTACTTCCAGATCACCACCGGCACCTGGAACGATTTCGGCGGTACCAAGTATGCGCCAACCCCGCTGCAGGCGACCTACGCCCAGCAGGCTGAGATCGCAGGCAAGATCCCGCTCAAGCGGTGGGACGAAAGCACCGTTGCCAAGATGCGCGCCACCGGCAAGCCGATCGACCCCAACAAGACGCTCGCCGAGAACCTGGCGGCAAACGGTGAGGGTTTCGGATCGGACCCTGGCGGCGCGCCGCGCACCAGCGGGCCGGTCGAGGCAGCCAGCGGCGGCTTCGGCAACGAGGCGGCCAAGGATGTGCCGCAGCTGACAACGCCTCCACCGCCCGCCGTGGCCACGGCAGAGCCGACGCCGGCGGAAGTCACCGGCGACGCGCTCGGCGACATCGCCGCGGCGTCGTACAATCCGTTCGGCAGCCTCGGCGCGACGCTCGCCAGTGCGGTCGGCAAGGACAGAAACCAATTGCAATCGTCGCCGATGAGCGCGCCGCTGCAGGCGGCGCCTGTCGCCCGCAACATCGAGGTGCCGCTGCCGCCGGTCGCACCCGACGCCTCGCCGCCAATGGACCTGGCATCGCTGTTCAAGGTGGCGGCGGTCGGTAAGATCCCACAGGTCGACTCGGTCACCGGCAGGCCGGTCATGCGCAGGCAGTACGGATAGGAGAACGAACATGAGCGAGATCGACAGCGACGAGATCTACAAGGGCTGGATCATCCGCCGCAAATCCAACCACCGCAGGCAAGTCATGCAGGATGAAGCGGGCACCGGCGCGACGCTGGTTAGCTGGCCACGCGACGCCTACGCCTACATCGACAGGATGGTCGAGGGGGAGACCGAGCCGCCGCCGGTAGACATAGGTCCGCACATCGACTCGGTTACACCTGACACCGCTGTGCTTGGCGCTGGTATCATCGCGGTAGACGTGACCGGCACCAACTTTAACGAGACGTGCGTTGTCGAGTTCGACCAGATCGCCCAGCCTACGACGTTTGTGTCAGCTACCAGCCTGCAGGGCAGCTTCGACGCGAGCGCCGTTGGTCTGGTGGAGCACACGTACAATGTCACTGTCCGTGACAACGCCATCGAGGAGGAGTCGAACGACGTGCCGTTTACGCTGACTGCTGCGGCGAAGCGCAAGCGGGCTTGAGCGGCAGCAGGGCACGCTCCCACAGCGAGCAGACATAGTCCTCCGGGACGACGCGTCCGTGCTCCCAGCAATAGCCGTCGCGGCTGTAGAAGGCGCAGGTCAGGCAGACCGTGCGCTCGCGGGCCATCGGCAGGATCTCGGCGCTCACAGCCCGGCTTCCTTGCGCGTCGCCCGCGCCTGATCGATCCAGTCCTGTGTGAAGTCCAGGGCTACTTCCGATTCCAGTGACGAATAGACGTCGGTGGTGACGGCGATGCCCTCGGCGTCGCCGGCTTCCGCCGTGAACACCAGCAAAATGTAGTGGCGCTGCTTGTCGTCGTGCTGGCGGCCGCCGATGTCGCGCAGCAGCTTGCGCATCAGCAGCATGATCGGCTCGCGCAGCCGGTCGCTGACGCCGATGGTGGCGAGCCGCTCGATGATCTTGGCGCGGCTGGCGCGGGTCATGTCCGTATCTCCCACAGCACACGCGGTATCCCGCCATTACCTACCGGATCACGCATCGCAACCAGCCTTTCATCCTTTGTCGATTCAGCCCACGACCCGCGCGGCGCGATCTCGCGCACCCGCCGCCACCCGGCGGCGCGCAGGCTGACGCCGCTCTCGTCGCCCTGCGTGTAGGTGATGCAGCGCAGGTAACCCATCGCCTTGCCGGCGCGCCAGGCGGCGCCGTACAGCATCGAGTTGGCGTTCTGCGTGCCGTCGGTGCAGGTCCTCGACACCTCCAGCGTCAGGCCGTCGTCAAAGCTGCGCGCCACCGGCCTGCCGCACATAACAACGCCGACCAGCGCCTCACCGTCACGAAGGCCAATGGAAAACTTGTGGCCGCGCGGCGGCTTGTTATGCCGGTGCAGTTCCGCGACGAAAGCGCAGGCGGCGCGGAAGGTTATCGGCACGACACGCAGACCCACGCCATCAGCCCATCCTCTGGCTCAACAGATCGTGCTCGCGCAGCTTGGCTTCCATGTCGTCGCGCAGGATGCGCAGCGCCGCCATGCGCTCCACTTCGAGGCGCGCTATCGCGTCGTCGGCGCGGCGGTCGAAGTCGGCCTTGGTCTCCGTCGCCAGCCGCTCGTACTCGGCGACGAGCGCCAGCCGCTCGCGGCGGACGCGGTCGCGCAGTTCGCGGTCATAGCGGGCCAGCGTCTCCCACTGCGTCGTCAACGTCGCCGTGTGGTGACGTGGCGGAAACGGCTTAACCGTCTCCTCGACGGCCTGCTCGATCGCCTGCTCGACGTCGTCTTCCATCTGCTTTTGCTGTTCATTGGTCACGGTGGTTCTCTCCAAAAATTTTTCAGTTATTTTAAGTGTTGGGGACATATGTCACCTGGTCCTCGACGGTCCTGGCGGCAATTCGGTTGTAGCGATGCACCGCGTCGCTGGTGGCGCCGCGCAAGTCCGCGGCGATCACCCGTATTTCCTCCAGGTCGGCGCGGATCCGTCGCAAATTGTCGGCGATGATGGCGAGGTTGTCGGTGATCGACTGCGGTATCGTCGGCGCTGGCGCCGGTGCTGGTGCTTTGGCCATCGGTCCTGGTCCTTATCCGAGGTCTAGTTTCTTGATGCGCGGCCGCGGCAACTTACGTCCGAGCCTGGCGATCTCGTCGTTGATTTCGGCCGGCGACATTTCGGCGAGAGATCTCCGCTCGTCGAGCTTGGCGAGATCCTGGTTGCGGCCGATGGCGCCGATGACTTCCAGCATGGTCCGCGAGGCGGCGGCGCGCGCAGCTGCCGGCGCCTGCGTATCCTCGGCGACGCTGAGCAACGCGTTCATGGCGATGTCCTTGATCTCGTCAGGCGTGGCGGGTTTCTTGGCGGCCATGCGTCAGCTCCCTTTAGTATGGCCTTTATAGAGAGGCTCCCATGACCACATCTCATTGAACAGGATGTCTTCCGGCTCGCTAAAACTTAGCCGTCTGTCCGGGTAGCCTTTATGCGTAATCAACCATGCAACAGGCGCGTCCGTGTCGGGCTTGAGGGCGGCTTCGAAGTTGTCAGCAAAATACTGCGCTGCAACCAGCCATTGATCAGCATGGTTCTTCGGGTTGCGCGCAATCATGTCCCCGGCCTTTGGTGAACCGGCAAGTTTATCCGGCTGGGAAATGCTGACATTCGCCATGTCTTCACCGTCTTCATAAGGGCGAAGCTCGGCAATCTGACTGCGACGGTACGGGCGGAAATCGCTCACGGCTCCTCTCCTGTGTTGGATTTGAAGAAGGCGGTAGCTTCCTCTCCCATGAGCGACGTCCCGTCAGTGAACTCGACGTAGTCCACCAACTCTCCTGTGTCGGGCTTGAGGGCGCGGTCGATGGCGAACAGGACATCGTTGTCCTCGACCACCGCTCGCGCTTCCAGCAAAGCCGTTCGCAGCCGCGCTATTTCGGCCTTGGTGTCGATAAGCTCGGCGGCGAGAGCATCAACTGTGCTTGGAGCCTCGGAGTATCGTCTGGCGTTCGCGATCAGCGTCGCTACGTCCGTTTCCTGTGTCACGCCTTCTCTCCTGTGTCGGGCTTGACGCCTTTGAACGTGAACGGCTTGAGGATATCGGCAATCGCTTGCAGCGGGGAGGGCTTCTCTCCTGTGTCGGGCTGGCCCTGACTGACTTGTGCTACTCGCTCGACTACACCGCCTAGCGAACGCAGCCATGCTGTTTCGGACCGGATAAGTTCCTTGAACCGTTGGTTCTCTGCCGTCAGCCGCGCTACTTCGGCCTCTGCCTTTTCGGCTCGGAGGATTTCCCAATCGATGTCATGGGTCAGTTCGTTGCGCTGTTGGGCAATCGTGTCCCTTGCCTCTGTCAGCCGCGCGATCTCGGCCTTGGCTTCGTCACGCTCTTTCCACGCCGCATTGCACTTGGCTTCCCAAGCTTCAGCGTTTTGGAAGAATGTGTCCTTGGCCTCGCGAAGCCGTTCCAGTTGGCCGAGCCTCGCGTGTCTTTCCTCTGCTGCTATATCAAGGCGGTGCTTGAGTTCCGCGATCTCAGCCTTGGCTGCGACCGCTTCGCTGCCGTAGTATTTTGCCTTGCTCTGCCATACGTCGCGCTCATGGGTCAGCCGCGCGATCTCGGCCTTGGCGTCCTCTGCTGCTATATCAAGGCGGTGATTGAGGTCCGCGATCTCGGCCTCGAGGCCACGCACATAGGCGACCTCATGGTAGTAAAGTTCCTTCGGTACGACGACCGCTTCGATGTCGCTCACGGCTGCTCTCCTGTTGACGTGTGCATATGTACATCTTATCTCAGGGTGTGTTTCAATTCACGGGAATAACCTGATGGACCTGGATAAGTGGATGCTGTCGCGTGACCTGATCGACCAGGACGTCGCCGACGCCGTCGGCATCAGCCGCTCGTACTTCACCCGCATCCGTAACGGCGTGGTTGATGTGAGCCTTAAGACGGCGCTCAAGATCGTCGACTTCTCTAAGGGGAGGGTCGACATTCGCTACCTCCTGCGGACGCCCGCCCGGCCCGGCTACGTGCGGCCAGATAGCGTTCGAAAGCGGCCTGCGCGGAGAGCTTCCCTAGCACGCGAGACTGCTTGAGCTGGTCGACCGTATCCTCTGCCATGCAGACATGCACCATGACGTGCGCCTCCTGGCCCGGCCTGTGCAGGCGCGCCAGCGTCTGGTCCCACATCTCCGGCGACCAGGTCGGCGCGACCCACGCCATGCGGCTGCCGCCATGCTGGAGATTCAGCCCGTGGCCGGCCGACGCCGGGTGCATCGCCATCACCGGCAGCTCGCCGCGGTTCCATAGGTCGACATAGCGCGCCGCCTTGACGTCGCTGACGCCGGATCCAAGGTAGGGCAGGTCGTCGCCGCAAAGCCGGCGGATCATGGCGAGGTCTTCCTGGTACTGGTAGACGACCAGCAGCGGCTCGCCATCCAGCTCCTCTATAAGGTCCGCAAGCCACTGCGACTTCTCTTCGTGCAGCGTGTGGGTGCCAGCTGCGCCGGCCTCGTCGTAAACGAATCCGTTGGCGATCTGCGCCAGCTTGCCGGTGGCGACGGCGGCCGACGCCGCCAGGATGTCCGCCTCGGTCAATTCGGCAAGAAGTTTTCGCTCCATGTCGTCATAGGCTTCGCGGGCGTCAGCCGGCAGCACGATCTTGTCGTAGATGATCGACAGCTCGGGCAGGCCGGGCATCTCACCCTCTTCCAGGGCGATCGAGATCGTCGCAGCCTCGGCGAGAAGGATCGGCTCGCGGTGCTGGTGGATCAGCCACTTGTAGCCGTGGAAATCATGTGGATCCTTGTAGAAGTTCTCGGCCTGCCACTTGTAGAACGACCGCCCCCACAGGCGGCTGTCGGTGATGATCTTTATGGGGTTGAACAGGTCGGTCATGCTGTTGGGGCGCGGCGTGCCGGTGAGGCCCCAGCGATTGCGGAACCTGTGCGCAACTTTCGCCAACGCCTTCGCCCGTTTAGATGTCGGCGACTTCAGCTTCGATGTCTCATCGATCACCAGGCAGTCGAAGATCGGGTGATCGTCCGGCCATTTCTCGATCAACTCCAACAGCCACTGGACGTTATCGATGCCGACAATGGTGACATCGTATTCGGCGTTCGCCAGCTTCTTGACGCGCTGGGCGGGCGTGCCTTCCAGCACGGTATACGACAGGCTGCGCAGGTGCTCCCACTTCTTGATCTCGTCCGGCCATACCAGGTTGGCGACGCGCTTCGGCGCGACCACCAGCGCATGGCGGATCTCGCCGTTGTCGATCAGGTCGGATATAGCGGTCAAGGTCGAGGCGGTCTTGCCCGCCCCCAGCTTGAGCACGCAGAACGCTTCCGGGTTCTCGTAGAGGTGGTCGACGACGCGGACCTGGTACGGCCGCAGTTCCTCACGCTTGCGCATCGACGACCTCCATCAGGCTTTCGATGAAGACTTTGGCGGCTATGCTGTTGATTGAATTTCCGTAGCCTCTGAGCCTGCCGATGCGCGCTTCGCCCGACTTGTCGGCATCGAACGGTGCGCTCGAATTGCTGCCTCGCACCAGCTCTTTGGCAGCGCTTGCAACCAGCGGGAATGTGCCGGATTCAACTGGCCGCCAGCGTCCATCCCGGCAGAAGAGCCAGTCAGAATTTGCCCAGAAGCCGTTAACCGGACCGGGCCCTCCTCCGTTGACCAGCCCGTCAGCTTCGCCGTTCCCGGCAGCTTCAGCACCGGCTTGTCGTGGTTGCCCTGGCTGTAGCAGTGGGTGCTGCCCTTGCTGTCGTTGTCCACCGGCGTCGGCCAGCCCGCCTGCTGTGCCGCGCCATTGCTGGTGTAATTCGTGCCGCCCCTGCCCATCGTGTGTGAGCCGCCCATCCCGTCCGTCGCCACCGGCGTCGGCCAGCCCGCCGTTCGTGCCGCGTCGTTGATCGTGAAGGTCCGCTCCGGGTTGCGGCGTTCCGGGTGCTGACCGTGACGCTCTCCCGCGTTCGCGTCCGGCGTCGGCCAGCCCGCTATCTGTGCCGCCGCCTGAAGGTCGCCGCCCCCCGATTCCGTCCGGCCCAGTTGCTTCTTTCTCTCGCCGCTCTCCGCTCCTCCGGTCGGCGTGCGCGGCGTCGGCCAGCCCGCTATCTGCGCCGCCACGTCCAGCGTGTCCGTCGAGATCGCGCCGTTGCGCATCCTGCCGCCCTGGTAGCCGCCCTTGCCGTCGCGCGTCGCCGTCGTCGGCCAACCCGCCAAGTCTTGTTCCTGCCCACCAGAGCCTTTGCCTGATGTGGGGCGCGCCGACGAGCGCGCTGCTGGTATCGACCGCAGCGAAGGCGTAACCCTCTCCTTCCATTTCGTCACATACAATATCGAGCCAAGCGAGGCCGTCCTTGCTCGCAACCTGCTCGCCAATGACGACTGCAGGGCGGCACTCGCCGATGAGCCAGCCGAACTGCGGCCAGAGGTGGCGGGAGTCGGAGGTGCCGCCGCGGGCGCCGGCGGCGGAGAAGGGCTGGCACGGGCAGGATCCGGTCCAGATTTCGCGGTCGTCTGGCCAGCCCGCAAGGCGAAGCGAATAGGACCAGACCCCGATGCCGGCAAAGAAATGGGCCTGCCGGTAACCGGCGAGATCGGCTGGTTCAACCACTGCGATAGAGCGTTCATCGACATCACCGTCCGCTATGTGCCCAGCCTTGATCAGTTCGCGCAGCCACGCCGCAGCGAACGGATCGATCTCGTTGTAGTAGGCGCCACGCTTAGCACTCACGCCACGGCTCCTCTTTGTGGTCGTCGATACACCGCAGCACATTGTTGCCGTGCATGGTCACCGCACCTTCAAGCTGCGACGGCTCGACCAGCGTTATCAATGCGATGGCGACGAGGTGGTCGATCATGGACAGCAGCAGGGGTACATCCCTGTCCGCCGCTGCATCCATGAGGTCCAGGCATGATCTTATCGTGAGCCGATGGCTGTTATCTATCATAGCAACACCATCAGCAGCTCTTCTGCCCCGTAGACCTGGTTGGTGTCGCAGGCTTCGCAGCGATAGCGGCGGGCGTCCGGCTCGCAGCCACCCTGCTCATGGCCGCAGGCGATGCAGAAGCCGGTGGAATCCAATCCGAACATGCGCTGCTCGGCGGCAGCGAGCAGACGCTCATCAGTGATGGCTTCCGGCCAGAATTTACGGTCGAGCATTGCGAGGTCTCCTGAAAAATTTTGCCTGTTTTTAATGTTAGGGGACATATGTACCAATTACGGCTCCACGTCAACTTCTTCCCCCCAAACATCCCAGTTGTCGCGGCGCACCCGCGCGTTCAGCTCGATCTTCGGCACGCCGGGGAAATAGTCCTCGATCATCTGCGCGAAGATTTCCGGCTTGGCCGAGTGCAGGCGTGACGGCGGGTCCGCGGCGATCACTGATTCCCACTGCGTGCCTGGCGCCGGCGCAGGCACTTTGCCGCGCGTGCCGATCAGCAGCACTTCGTGCTTCGACCGGTTCCAGAACCCCAAACCAATGCGTGGCTTCAGCCAGATGTAGTGGCTGCGGTAGGCGAAGCCGTAATGCGCCATCAGCGCTAGCGCTAACGCCAGGTGCTGGTTGGTCGTCCACATGAACATGGCGCAGTCATCGGCGGCCAGTGCGGCGACATCGCGCGCCTTCAGATCGTCATGCGTGCTGGTCGGATAGGGCGGCGCCTTGTTGTTGCCGGTCTTCTCCGACCACACCGACTGCTTCCATTCGGGGTCGCAATAGATGACGCCATACTTGCGTTCCGGTAGCGCCAGCTGCCTGGCCGCCAGGCCGGCGACGCGATCGGCGCGTGCCTGCTGCTTGCGCAGCGTCTTGGCGTCCGGGTTGTCGCGCTTCTTTTTCTTGCGGTAGCGCTGCTTCTTTTCTGCTTCGGTCAGTCGACCTCGTTTGCGCAAGGTTGGACGACCGTTTTTCTTGGGGGGTTTAGTGGACATTTTCTTGTCCACCAAACCCCCCTTCTCATCCCCCGATTTGCCGATCATTTCGCAATTAGCCGATGACCGGGAACGGATCCGACATGGTCCACTCGAAGGCGGCCTTGCCGACCGGCTTTTGCTTGCGGCGGAACATGTTCCAGGCAATGACGATCAGCGCGGCGCGGACCACGTCGTGGACGCGGCCGTGCGTCGCCGTCTCCAGCTCCTTGACACGGTTCTGCAGCAGCTGCAGCGGCTTGTAGCGGCCCGTCCACTTGCCGTTCTCCCAGGCGGCGGCGAAGTCGATGGTGTCGGCGGTATCGACCTGGTCGAAGTGGTAGAGCATTGCCGCCACCATGCCGACCGGCTGCTGCGACACCGACCTGATGCGCCGCGCCGAGGTGATGAAGTCGGACACGCCGGAGTGGCGGTCCTTGTACATGTTCAGGATGGTCGGCGGGGTGAACGTCGTCCGCTGCTTGACGGTCTTGCGCTGAATCAATTCGGCCCAGCGCACCGCCGCCGAAACGTCGCTGGCGTTGGCAATGCCCTCGATCGCCAGCAGGTCGGCGCCGCCGCGGTTCTTGCCCTGGTCCATGCGCGAGAAGTATTCGTCACCGATGCCGAACACGATGTGCGTGCGGAAGGCGGTTCCGGATTTAATGCAGGCCATCAGCCGGTTCTGGCCGTCGCGCAGGCGCTTCAAGTTCGAAAACTTGAGCGTGTCGCCGGTGAGAACCCATTCACCGGCGCCCATCGCGTCGGAATAGATGTTGATCGCCATCGGCTTTATGGGGCGGTTGTCCAGGTTATATTTCTTGAGGATGTAGTCGGCCATGCCGGGTGTGATGGTGAAGATCCGGCTGTTTTCCGGCTCGTCCTTGATAAACCGCTCCAGCGCGTCGATCGCCTTGCGGTCGTCCGGTGACAGCGCCAGGTATGCCTGCGCGATCGGGTCGATGACCGCTTCGGGGATGGCGGTGGTGGTGTTCAGTTTATGCACTTCACTCATGGTTTTGCTCCCTTTCTAGGAACTGGACCGCTCACGACGCCTGCGACCCCTAGGCGTAACCGGGGGCTACAAGCCCCAGGATCTCTCAGATTTCGAATACCATCGGCCGACCGTCGTATCGGCGGCGAGCGGCAGACCTTCGGACCAGCGAAAGCCCTCGACCATTGTCGCGTGCAGGATCTCGCGCGCTTCGCTGGCGTATTCCTCCGGCGCCTCGACCAGCACCTCATCATGGGTGTGCAGGCGCACGGGCATCCAGGTGTGTGATTCATGCTCGCGCAGCCGCAGCAGGGTGCCGCGCAGGATGTCGGCGGCGGTCGCCTGGACGATGTTTTCGCACAGCGTGCCGTGCCACAGCTTCATCCGGTAATGGTCGCGCGAGTACATCAGCTCGCGGCGATATCCGGTGATCTTTTCGGGATCACGTTCATCGTCGTGCTGCTCCTGATCTTCCCAGCGGATCTTGCGGTAGGACAGGTAGCGGCCCGAGGGCAGCCGGCACATCAGCGTACCGCCCAGGTTTTCCCGCATGTAGACATAGCCGACGCGGCCGACGCGGATGGTCCGGCCCGGCACCCGCATCGCCGTGCAGGCGGCACCCCAGAGGCCGTAGGCGCCGTCACGATCGCTGTCCTTGCCCCACAGCCGCAATGCCCACGGATGGGCCTCACGCCAGCGTGTGACGCCCGCCTTGGCCTCGTCGTTGGTCAGGTGCATGCGGTAGCCGGCGGCCATCGCCAGCAGCGCGTTCATACCGCCACCGAAGCCGCAGGCCAGCTCGATGACCTTACCGCGCTGGCGCATTTTCTTGTCCACCGCCTCGACCGCGACGTTGGATATCTCCGCGGCCGTGCGCGTGTAGATGTCGAACTTCTCGTCACCGCGGTCGACCGCCTCGAAAACCTTAAGACGCGCGTCCGCCTCCGGATCCTTGGCTATCCACGGCAGGATGCGGGCCTCGATGTTGGCCCAGTCCGACCAGATAAAGGCGTGCCCTCGTTTCGCAACCAATGTCGGCCGGATCAACATGGATAACTTGCGCGAGATCGGCGCTTGGCCGTCGTCGAAATCTTCCGGCGTCACGCCCTCGACCAAGGCGTCGATCGCATCGATCTCGTCATCGAGCGCATCGCGCATCAGATTGTGAACCTGGATGCCTCGGGCGGAGAATCTGCCGGTCTGGCTGGCGCCGCCGAACACGTATTGGTGGCGAATGATTCCGTCGACCTGGCTGCGCAGCATCTTGGCGAACTTCGCCGGCGTCTTCGACCCGCCGTACAAACGGATCTGAAGTACCCGTAACGCCGCCTGTAGAGGCGCTGGAAGCGGTTTGTGCGCTTCGAGGTAGACAATCATCCGCTCGACGCGACCGCGCAGCAGCGACAGCTCTGCCTTGGTGACGGGATTGCCCTCCTCATCGACGACCGGGTTGCCCTCATCGTCGACCTCGCCGGTCGGCGAGAACTTGACTTCCATGATCGACCGGCAGTCTTCCGGCAGGACGGCGTGCAGCCACGCCTTCAGCGTCTTGACCGAGTCTACGGTTTGCACCTGACCGTCGGTCAGGCGCAGCAGGTCGCGCGTCGAGATCTTCTTATCCTCGATCGCCATATGGGCGGCGGCGTCGGCCAGGTCGCAGTCGATCGAGATGCCGATGTCGTTGGCGGCCTCGGCCGCCCAGTATTCTTTCCACTCGGCCAGCGGCAGTTGCAGCGTGTATTGGAACAGCTCGCGCATGGCGACGATGTCGCCGGCGGCGTATGAGAGAAACTCAGCCCACTGGTCCGGGTGCGTCTGCGGCGTGGCTGTCGACATCGGCAGGCAGAACAGCGTGATCAGCTTCTTGCCGCTTTCCAGCTTGCGAACCTTGGTCGCGTACTTCGCCGCGGTGGCGAGATCCGGCGGCAGGCCGGCGGCGGTTGCCTGGATGCGGGTGTCGATGAAATGCCACGGCTCTAACTTGGGAAAACCAACCGTCGCGTTGTTCCAGATCTGGCGGTCGAAGCTGGCATTGTGGGCGCACAGGATCATCGTGCCGTCGAGCACGCGGGAAATCATCTGATGCAGCTGTGCCGGCATGTCCTGCCAGCGCAGTGCGCCGGAGAAATCCGCGACAGATTCGGTATGCACCTCGCCGTCACCGGACGCCCAGGCGAGGATGATCGCCTGGGCGGCGTGGCTGTACTTGTCCGAGCCGTCGGCGATCGGCACCGTCGACTTTGACTCGAAGTCCAACCAGCCGATGTTGCCGAGCGCGAAGACCGCGCCCGGCTCTTTTTCGTTACGCATGTCAGGCTTCTACAGGACGCTGGACAGGACGCTGGCGGCGCGGCGCGGCGGGGCGTGACGGCTCCGTTACGGGTGCTGCGCGCGGTGCAGGCTTCGGCGCCTCTGCAGGTGCCTCCGCGGGCGCCGCAGCCGCTGCCGGAGCGGCGGCAGCCGGGTCGGGCATCTCCTCGCCGGCCATGTTGGACCAGGCGACGACCTCGAACACCGGCACGTAGATCTGGCCCCAGGTGCCGTGCTTGTAGCTGGTCGCCGACAGCTGCACGATCGGCACCATGTAGCGCGGGTTCTTGGTCCGCTGCACCTGAAGCGCCGTGAACAGATTATCGACAGCGCGCAGGCCGCCCTTCGAAGCATTCTTGTAATGGACCTGCTTGCCCTCGTCGTCGCCGTTCAGGCACTTCAAATCGAACGACCGCTGCTCGGCGAAGGGAATGCCGTTGATGTCGTCGGGACGTGCCGGCTTGTCGGCGAACACCGAGGTCATCACCTCGCCGAGAAGCACGTTCTTCTGGTTGCCGGGGTTATCGCTCCAGCAGGAAAAGCCGTGCGCGATCGACTTCGGGTTGATCGCCCACTCGGACCCCTTCTGCACCGGGTCGTCGCCCTGGCCGAAGACCCACTCTCCAGACTTCATCATGCGCAGCAGCGGCATGCCGCCGATCTGCGGCGACGACGACTGCGACTTGGCGAGGCGGCCCGCCAGCTCTTCGGCGAAGTCCTCGTCGTTGACAGCCAGGTCGAACGACCGGCGGGCTGTGATTTCGTTTGCCATTTCCTATTTCCTTTTCCTTGTTAGAGCGCCAACAGCGCCTGCTTGACGTCATCAGCCAAGGTCTCCCGGCTGACTTCCGGCCTGCCGTCGTCCACATGGGCGATCGTCGTGCCGGTCGACACCGCATGCCAGAGGGCAGGCGGGATTGCGATGCGGCGCTTCTTCAGCGCCTTTTCCATTTGTGCCACCGAGCGGATCTCCGGCTCGGTGTAGATGTCTTCCCCGGTGGCGCCGAGCGCGCGCAGTTCGGCTTCGACAGTCCCCTCGTCGCGCCACTGCCGGGTCGCCCGCTTGGGCACCAGCTTCCACCCCGGAACCTGGCCGCCATTCTCCAGGTAAACATGGCCCTGCTTGCGGATCTCGGCGGCCCAGCTGTCGTACAGCTCGACCACCGCCAGGGCCTTCGACAGGAAGGCGCCATAGTCGGTCGGCTTCTCCGTCGCCGACGCCTGCAGTGCAGCGGCGACGGGATCGAACAGCGCCAGGTCGAGCACCGGCCCGGTCCACAGTTCGCAGGTCGCCTTGCAGGCGGCGAAGCGGCAATGCTCGCCGCGTTCCTTGCGTGGGTTGCGGCCGATCGCCTCCAGGAAGGCGCCATGAAACGCTGACAGGAAATCATCCAGCTCCTGGTTCTCGACTTCGACATAGTCGATCGGCGGATCCAGCCTCGGCTGGATGATCACCAGCAGGATGGTCTTGCCCTTGAACAGGCGCGGCCGCTTGCCGCGCGCCGCGGCGGCGTAGAATGCCAGCTGCGGGTTGACCTGGTCATAATCGCCCATGTCGTAGAGCGCTTTCACAGGGACGCCTTGCCCAAACTTCCAGTCGACGATCGCCACCGTGTCGCCGTTGGTCAGCACCAAATCGACGCTGCCGAAGGCGCCGGTGACGCCGGGCAGCGGCAGGGTCTCCTCGATGCCGGCGAGCTTGAACTTGCCATATGGCCCGCGCAGCGTTTCCAGCGTGGCCAGCGCCTTTTTCAGAACAGCGACGTGTTCCTCGGTGATCTCGACCGTCTCGATCAGCTCGCCGAGCAGCTCGGCCGGGTCGATCGACAGCGAGTAGCATTTGGCGATCGCCGCGTGCAGCGCGGTGCCCTCCTGCGCATAGACGCTGGAAGTCTCGTTGTAGGGCGTCTTCATCTGCTCCTGGTGGGAGCCGGGGCAGGCGAGCAGGCGGGCGGCATTGGAGCCTCCCAGAATCACACTATGCGCGCCGGGCATTATTCGTCGTCCTTCTGGATGGTGACCTTGGCCAGCGTGATGCGCGCCTTGTACTTGGCCAGCTGGCCGTTGTTGATGACGGCGTCGTAGGTCTTGAGCCTCGGCTGCTTCTCGGCCTCGATCTTGTCCCACTTGGCGGCGCGCTTGGCGCTGCGCGACAGGTAGGCGTTCTTCGACGGCGTGGTCATGTCGCCTCCTTGTCGGGCAGGCCGATAATGATCTGCGTGCAGCGGGCGGTGTTGATCGCGCGGTGCCCCCCGACGGAACTCTTGATCCACACCCATTGCGTCGCGCCGAGCATGGACCATGCGTCAGCCCACGGCTCGGTTACGATGATCTGCTCGATGTCGCACTCGAACGAGCTGTTCTTGCCGAAGCGGAACTCGATGCGCTGGACCATCAATCCATCCTCGCGATCTGGAAGGAACCATCCTTCTGGACGATGACCACCCAGGCGTAGTCGTAGACGAGCATGGTCTCGTCGCGGATCTCGGCGCTGGATATCGGCGCCAGCGGCTCGTCGCCGGGGTACTCGATGACGCCGGAATCAGCGTCGTATTGCCAGCCGGACATCGGCCGCCAGCCGCCGCCATGTTGATAGTGGCTGTCCAGCTGCTCGGCGATCGGCCGCTCGTCCTGCTCGTCGAGGAAGCCCGGCAGGTAGCCGAGCAGTTGCTCGGCGTCGGGCCGGAAGATGGTAAAGCGGATCATGGCGCCACCGTCGCTGGCCACGGCGATGATCGCGCGCCTTCGGGGTGGTTATGCAGGTAATTGCGGGTGGCGATCACCGTGAGGTAAATCGCAGTGCCGATGACGGCCCAGAACAGGAGGACCGCCACTATCGAGGGGATCGCCTCCAGTTGCTCGCGGGTGCGGCGGTTCATGGCGCCACCTTGGCGATGGGCTTGTTCTCGCCGTCGATGAAGGCGTGCGTAGCCTCGGCATCGACCTCGACGGCGCCGTGGTCGATGCAGGAGAACCAGCGCGAGAACAGCTCACGCGCGCTGGCTTCGGCCTCTTCCCTGGTGGCGAACACCAGCGCATTGGTCGACCAGGTATTCGGGTCGCCGAGCGTCTTTACTTGGGGCTTCCATGCCATCACAGCACCTCCGGGTGGGCGGCCTTGATGTGCTGTATCAGGCGGCCGCGTTGCTGGTTGCCCTCGCGCATGCCCCAGCCGCGACCGGCAGTGCCGGGACGCGGCTTGATCACGGTGTCGGCGAACTTGCAGAGCTTGCAGGCGCGGATAATGCCGCGCGGCAGGTCTTTATGGCTGATGAAGCTATCGGCCTTGTGCATCACGCCCTCACGCCCTCACGGCGGCAAAGGTGCCGTCTATGTCGTTGCTCATGTTGCGGGCGTCACGCTGGGCAACCTGCCGCGGCGTGCTGCGCTGCATCCTGGCGACGGCGGCTATGGCATCGGCGCTGACGACGGTATCGCCGTTCTGGTCGACTATCTGGTAGTGGTTCATTTCGAAGATCCTTTTTCCTGTTTGCATTCCCGGCACCGGGGAGAGGCTCGTAGCGCGCGGCTTCAATGGCCTGGCAGAACTCCCCCTGCTGCGCCTTGGGCTGCCTCACCCCGGTTCAAGTCATATAGCGGACACATGTACGCTAGTCAACAGCCTTTCAGATCCAGTGAATGAGAACCGCGCCGATGCAGATCCACAGCAGCAGGGCGATGGCGAGGCCGATGGCGAGGCTGCGCGGGTTCATTGCCTGGCCCGTGGTGCGTCGTGGGTGGGCGCGAGCGATTCAGCGTCGTCCAGATGGTGGATGACGCCGGCCTGGACTGCCTTCTCGACGGTTTCGGCGATGGCGTAGGTGAGGCAGACCGGGCAGATTCCATATATCTCGGCGATCGCCTTGACCGCCTGCAGCGCGACGTCGAGCGCGGCGTGTTCGTCGGTCGGCACGGTGGCGGGCGGGTCGAGCTTTACCATGTCAGCCTCCGTGGGCTTGTCCGCAGGGGAAACGCAGGCTGATGCAGGAACTGCACTTGTCGGGGACGAGGGTCGCTGGGGAGCGTTTGCACCCCCTATCCCCTGCGGATGCAGTCATAATAGCTGTTTGACGGCGCTGGTCGAGCCACCTAGTTAGCGTTCCTATGAACATTCGTCAAGGCGATGCAGATGATCGAGAAAGATGTCGAGGATTACCTGGTCGAGCGCGTGCAGGCGATCGGCGGCATCGCCGAGAAGGTGACGGTGCTCGGCAACCGTGGATTCTTCGATCGCCTGGTCGTGCTGCCGGGCGGAAAAATTATCATGGTCGAAGTGAAGAAACCGAAGGGCGGCAGACTGTCTCCGCACCAAGTCTTGAGGGCAAAACGCTACCGGGCACTAGGTGTGGACGCGGCCGTCGTGAAGACCAAGGCAGAGGTCGATCGGCTGTTAGCCGCCTATCGTTGACCCGTCAGGGGCGGGGGCGTAGCGTCCGATTCCCTCTGCCAGAAAAGTTGAGAGCTGTCGGCCTCGCACCGACAGCCCCCGCCTTTTTCAGAGATCCACCCGTCAAGAAGGATTGCCTGAATGCGGCAGAAACTAGAGCCGAAGCAAAAAGTTCGCAACCCCGCAACATTGGCTATGCGCCTGGACATCAAGGCGAACGGCTGGGATGTGATCCCAAGCGGTAATGGCAAGGGCGTGCTGGAGGTCGGCTGGAAGACGATGGCCAACAGCGCGGCGGATATAGCGCGGTGGTCGGATCCATCGTCCGGCATGCGGAACCTGCCCAACACATCAGTGCGCGTCACTGGCGACCTGCTGGTGTTCGACATTGATATTAAAGATGAGGCCGTGCGCGATCGCGTCGTCGCGGCCTTCCGTGAGAAGCAGCCGGCATGGTTCGCCGGTGCCCTGCCGAGGGATAGCGGCGCCATCACCATCGCCTATTTCGGCCGCGTGTCCGAGCCGGTCAAGATGCGGCGCACGCACCGCTATGGCGGCGGCAACATGGTGGAGGTCCACGGCGCCTTGTCGCTGCGGCAGATGGTGGTCGAGGGCAGGCATGCCTCTTTCGAGGTGACCGGCCGGATGTATCATTGGCATGCCGGCACGCCCTGGAACACAAGATTGGACAGTTTGCCGGTGATGGACGCCGCGGCGATCGGTGGGTTGATTGACCTGGCGGACCAGATCATGTCCGAGATGCTACCGCGCGACGCCGGCAGCGAGCCGAAGACCGGCGGCAGGAAGCAGTACACGCTCGAGCGCGACACGCTGTTCATCAAGAGCGATGGCGAGCAGATCACCTGTGGTGATCTTGCTGAAGAGCTGGGGCCGGGCGATGACGTGCGCGGCGTCCTCGGTGACTACGAGGCGTGGCATGCGTCGACCAGCAAGACGCGCGACAGCGCGCATCTCGACCCGGTCGGCGAGTTTATGATCTACGCATATGACGATTCGGTGCAGTATCGTTTCGCCGACCGCGCGCCGCCACCGCACTTCGAACTGGATAGTGACACCCTGGCGGCGATCGCCGGCATGGAAGATTCAGTTCGGTCTGAGGCACTACCCGAAGGGCGTCGACCCAGGTCGCCGGATATCTCCGATATCCCACGGTCACCACCGCGCGACGACGACGGGCCGGGTGATGCCGACCGGCGCAGCTGTGCCAATGCGGTGGCGTATATGCTCACCTATCTGGCCTATTGGGGCGGCGCCCTCAAGGGCCGCGGCGGCGTGGTGTCGATCGATCCCGACGGGGAGATACAAACGCCGTGGACGCTGGCGTCATTGCGCATGCGCATGGCCAACTACTGCTATGTGAAGGTCGGCGCCAATGGCGGCGCGAAGATCGTCAACCCGGTGGATATCTGGATGGCGCAGGCCGATCGCATCAGCGTCGCCGGCGTGCGCATGCGGCCGGAGTTGACGCGGCCATTGTTCGTCGAGGACAGCCTGCAATACATCAACCGCTATGCGCCGCCGGACCATCCCACTGTGGGCGGGACGATCGCGCCGCTTGAGGTGCGCTTGCAGGATCTCATCCCGGATCCGGACGAGTGTGCCTGGTTCGTCAACTGGCTGGCCTGCAAGGTGCAGAACCCGCATTGGCGGATGATCGGCGTGGCGATGATCGCCCAGCAGGCGGGGTCGGGCCGCGGGCTATTGGCTGAATTTCTCGGCCGGCTGTTCGGGCAGAAGTATGTGGCGCCTCTTCCCTACCGGCAGCTCACCGGCGGCGATGGCTCCAGGTTCACGGCAGACTACAGCGATCGCCTGCTGGTGTATGTCAACGAGGCTAAGACGGCAGATGATACCCGGTACAGGCAGCGCCACGCCGCCAGCGAGGCGCTCAAGGACTTCATCGAGCCGAACCATAAGATACCAGCGCGCATCGAGGGTAAGGGCGTGGATGCCGTCTATGGCCCGCTGGCGATATCGACGCTGGTGTTCACCAACAACACGGACGGGCTGCCGATCGGTGAGGGCGATCGGCGCCTGGCGGTGATCACCAATGGCCCACAGATGACGGTGGCGCAGCGTGACGCCTTCCTGGGCTGGATGGCGTCACCGGCGAATATCGGCGCCGCCTATCGACACCTGCGCGACCATGTAGTCGAGAAAGACCGCGGGGTATTCGATCCTTATATGGCGCCTGCATTCGCCGGGCGCGACGTGATGATCGATGCCGGCAAGACGGACATAGATCGAGCCTACGAGGCCGCGCTGGAGATCCTGCGCGAGGCGAGCCAGGTGTACACGCTGACGCAGGTGGCCACGGCGACGCTTGCCAGGCTGGACAGGCACGGTGGAGATCTCGACAGCATGGTGCGCCGGCATGCACGCATAAAGGGTATACGCGCGTTCGAGAAGTATGACGGGCATAACTGGCTGGTGCGCTTCGGCGAGGGTAAAAACGGCAACAACAAGGAGCCTATATTTGTCCACACCGAGAGCCGGCGGCGCTTCTGGAGCATGGCCGAAACCAAGGACGTGAGGCGCGAATTGTCCTTAGCCGAGCACGCGGTGGCACGCACTTTGGCTGAAAGATACCCGCCGCTGCGCGTTGTCGAAGCCGAGACGACCGATGATGATGAGCCGGGAGACTGATTTGTCCTTAATTCTACGGACAGTGTCCTTAGGATTCTGCCGATAAGGACAGCGCTATCTGCTTGTAATTAAACGCGTATTTCTACTATTGTCCCTGTGTCCTTATTTCTACGCACACACATATAGAGAAGTGGTAGGGTTATACACCACCAGTATAGAGAGAAAACGGAATCGTAAGGACACAAGGACAGAAGGACAGAAGGACAAATATGGGATACCGCCCTGCATGGCGCCTGCCCTTAGTGGACTGCAGCAAGCGCGCCCCGCCGGTTCAGAGCGCCGCCTTCAAAGCAGCCCGCCTGGTACAACTCAAGAGCGTGCGCAAGTGTGAGGCGACCGCCAAGTCGACGGGGAAGCAGTGCGGGCATATCGCCATGCGCGGCACTGATCGCTGCCATATGCATGGCGGCAGGTACGCAGCAGAGCGCGCCGAGTCAGAGCGCATGGGCAGGCCGATCGTCCGCGTCAGGCGCCATCGCCAGCAATCGCTAGGTACGCTCGGCGCTGGGACTTGGCCTGGTGGGCTGCCGCATCGTGAGGATCTCGACGTGCTCGGGCCGAAGGCGAGAGGCGTGCTGTTCGAGGCCTGGTATAACCGGGAGCTGGATCCGGAGACGTGGAAGAGGGAATGGACACGTCCGCGTATCCGTAAATAGGTGGCAGAACGTTTTGTACCGACCCTAATTTAAGCGCATCGCCGCGCCCGCGCAGCCCTCGCCGGGGCCTCCGATCGGCCTCGATCGGGCGTCCGATCAACCCCATCCTTGTGATGCATAGGTGATGCACCAGCGATGCCTCGCCGTGTCGACCTGGTGTCGACCCGCTCATAGCGCGTCACATAAACATCAACGATATCAAGGGCTTGGTATACTCAACCACTCCCTTACGAAGAGAGTGACGTGGCCTATAGCACACTCTGCATAAGGGTATGCTCTGCCTTTCGCGGGGTTTTCGCGGGGCAAAAAACGCCCCCCGGCCACCCCCGCCGCGCGGGGGCGCGGGCCAGTGCATCGCGCGACACAATTTTTATGCTTTTTTAAGTGACCCGGTACAAAACGTACCGAT